TCGGTGTGGTTGACTCTAGCCGCAACCACACCGACCGGGTGACCCTCATTCGGGAGGCGCGGTGGCTGGAGGAAAACAGCAGCGTGGTCAAAAGCATTCTGCGCAAGTACCGCACCTTTTCCGTGGGACGTTTGCAGTACGTGCCACGCACCAGCTCCGAAGAGGCGAACAAAGCGATTACCGCCTACGTGGAAAGGTGGATGGCGAGCTGCGACTTGACCCGGCGCCATCACTTCCGGGTGCTGGCCGGGCTGGGCGTTACCTCGATGAAGCGGGACGGAGACATCGGTTACATCGTGTCAGAAGTGCCGATGACACAGCTTGACGAGATGTTGAAGATCAGTCCGATCCGGCTACAGGCCATCGAGGCTGACCGCATCGGCTCGATTCCCAACCGCAATGGGACGGACACGAAGCCGTTCAAGCCGCTCAAACGGGGCGAGCAGGACTTTTCCGGCGTTGTCATCGACTCGATGGGCAGGCCGATCCGATACCGGATCTACAATCGCAGCACGACTGGTGAAATGATGATGCCGGCGCTCGAAGTGCCAGCGCAGGAGTTTCTGCACTTGTTCGACCCGACCCGGTTAGACTCTTATCGCGGGTTCTCGGCATTCGACGCGGCAATCACGGACATCAAAGACCTGCAAGAGATCCTCGCGTGCGAAAAGATTTCCGTGAAGTACCTTTCATCAATCAGCGGCGTCATCAACAATGCGGATGGAAGCGCGGATCAGGATGTATCGCTGGACACGACGCACAGCGATTACATGAGCGATGCGGATCGCTTGAAGAAGGTGGAGCCGGGTGCCATCCAGTACCTCGCAGAAGGTGAATCGTTCAACCCGGTTGATTTTAACCGTCCGTCGCCAACTTTTAACGGGTTTTTGGATACGCTTGTTCGCTCGACCGGGCTGACCGTCGGGCTTCCGTTCGGTTTTATCTATTCTTGGGCAGGCCAGGGCACAGCAGTCCGGATGGAAGCGGCGCAGGCTGCTCGGGAGTTTGAAATGACTCAGCTAACGCTGGAGGAGAAGTTTCTCTATCCCATCGTCATGCGGGTCATCGCTCGCGGTATCCAGCTCGGGCACTTGCCAGCCGTTGCTGACTTTGATGCGGGTGAGTGGCGCTTTCCGGCCAAAGTCACAGCCGACATCGGGCGCGAATCAAAGGCGCTCATCGACGAGACCATGGCGGGGATTATCAGCAAGACGCAGATCGCAGCGGATCGCGGTGAGGATCGCAACATCATCCGCAGTCTGCTCCGCGCGGAGGCCATGGAGCTTGTCGAGGACGCCAAGATGGTACAGGACGCATCCGGCGGAGTTCTGGATCTGCCAACTGCCATCTACATGCTGGAGCGGCGGGCTCCTAACGCGCCGGCTATACCGGCGCCAGCGGCAGCGGCTCCAGAGATGGAAGATTCACCGGAGGATGATGTCGAGGATGAAGAGTCACCCGAGGACAAGGCCGAAGACATCGCCGAGGATGAGGCAGAGGCTGGTAACACTGATTGACATCGGGGCGGCGTGTATGCCAGTCACCGAAGAGATTCAGACGTTCGCAGCCTTTCAGGGGAAAGTTTCAGGGAACACCATCATGGGCGTTTCTTTGATCCAAGAAGGGCCGGCGCTGGGCCATGGCGTTTACGTGGACAAACGTTCGCTGAACAAGTTTAAGTCACTGGCAATCGAGAAGGGACGGGTGAAGGCAAAGCTCAATCACTTCTCTTCGGTCGAGGACACGGTTGGCTATTATGAGAATTTCCGGGTGAGCAAAGGCAAGCTGCTGGCTGATCTGACCTTGTTTGAAGCGCACAGCGGAAAAGAGATGCTTCTTGAGATGATCAATGAAATCCCCTCCGCTTTTGGCGTGAGCTTGATGTTTGCGGCGGATGCGCCAGAATTAGACAAGGAGAGCGGCAATTACATGACCCGCCCACGCGGTCTATACTCGGCAGACTTTGTAGACACACCCGCCGCCAATGCTGACGGCGTGTTTTCGGCTGATCAGATTGACAGCGAGGAAATTGATATGCTTACCGAAAAAGCGGCTTCCACGCCAGAACCACAAGTCGATTTTTCCGCCATCATCGCGGAACAGTTTGCCGCGTTTACTGCTAAGTTCGATGCGGTGGCTACGCAATTCGCCGAAGACAATGCCAAGGTGTTAGCAGAGTGCGAACAACTCAAGGCCGATCTCAAAGCGTTGCAGGCTGGCAACAGCGACATCGAGTTGCAAGCTCGCCTCGCCGCCGCCGCTCCTGCTCCTGCTGCCTTTGCCGCTCCGATCAACGAGCCAGAGGTCAAGGTGCCAGCCATCTCCTACCACGAAGCCAAGAATCAAGCTATCGGCACATCGACCGGCCTTGATCGCCTGAAGGCGGTTCGCGCGTTCACCGAAAAATTCCCAACCGAGGCCGCATACGTCTCGGCCAACTCATAACAACTTTCTCTCAAGACCATGCCACAAGCCAATCTTCTCGACATTGCTAAGCTCAACGGCTCCGACACCATCGTCGGGCTGATTGAGGAAACGCTGACCTACGCTCCCGAGGTTCAGATTATGCCAGCGCGCACCATTCGCGGCACCAGCTATAAGATCGCATCGCGCGTCACGTATCCCGGTGTCGGTTTCCGTGCCGCTAACGAAGGTTCGACCCCGACGAAATCGGAGTTCGAGAGCCAGCTCATTGAGTGCTATATCCTCAGCGGAGCCGTTCAGGCTGACGTTGCGGTGGCTCGCGCTTACGAGGACGGCGAACAAGCGTGGAAAGACGTTGAGTCTGTCGGCGTCATGCGCCAAGCGATGATTGAGCTGGGCTCACAAGTCATCTATGGCACCAGCGTTGATTCCAAGGGCTTCCCCGGTTTGCAGGCGATTCATACCGCCTTCAACGCTGGATTGGTTGTGGACGCTGGCGGAACCACCGGTGGAACCGCTTCCTCGGTTTACGGCATCAATACGGACACCCAGGGCGTTCAACTCGTGTTCGGCGCTGGCACTACTTTCGAGCTTGGCGAATGGCGCATCGAAAACGTTGGATCTCCTTCGGTCTATCCTGCGCACGTTGCTAACTTGACCGCTTGGGTAGGTATGCAAGTCGGCAGCAAATACAGCGTGGGCCGCCTTAAAGACGCCACCGCTGACTCTGGCGCCGGCGTGACTGACGCTAAGCTGGCCGAGTTGCTTAGCAAATACCCAGTGGGATATCGTCCAAACTACTGGTTGATGAACCGCCGCTCGGCGTTCCAGCTCCAGTCGAGCCGTTCCACCGCCTTCTCCGCACTCGGCAGCAAGTCCGCCACCGGTGCCGAAGTATTCGCTCCGTTGCCACTTGAGTCCAACGGCATCCCAATCGTCATCACCGATTCCATCCTCAACGACGAAGCTCTTACCGCTTAATCCTTAAAGAATCATTACCATGCCAAACGAATTTTCTCGTAACATTCAGGACGCCGACCTGACGAAGGCGCGGCTCCTGACCGCCTCAGACGGCAACGTCACTTCTCCCGACCTCGACCTCGGCACCAACTCCAAAGGGTTTTTCCCTGAAGAGCACGAGCTTGAGGTGCGCATTCCGGCGCTGACTTCTACCCAGTTGGCTTCCGGTGACGCCATCGCGGTGTTGGTTCAAGGCGGCGCTGCCGTCACGCCATCCACCAGCCTCGGGCTGTCGGCCACCTTGTCCGGAAGCGCCAGCGGCACGGTTGAAACCGCCTTCCGCTTCCGCCTTCCTGCCAACTGTCCGCGCTACGTGAACGTCAAGTTCACCAGCTCGGGCACATCCGGCGACATGAGCGCGGTGAGCGCCGCAGTCAAGCTGCTGACCTAATTTTTGGTGTTGGGTGTTTTCATCGTGGGCGGCTGACAGGGTTCTATCCTTGTCAGCCGCTTTTTTGTATGACCTACGCTCAACGCATCGCATCCGCTCATGGACGTATCCGCACCAAGTTTGGGACGGATGCCAGTGGCGCGCAACTTTACGTTTGGCACAACAATGTGCAGATTCACGCCTACCAGCCGACCGGCAAGAACAGCCGGAACCTGATGGCTCAGATCATCGTCAAAGACGACACGGTGAGTGTCATCGCAACAAAAGCGCAGTTCACGACCGTTCCAAAGATCAACGACGAAATCAAGATGGGCACAGTGCTGGCCACAGCGGTCGTCTACCGTATCGACAGCGTGACCACTACGCAGATCCGGCCATTCTACGACTTAGAGCTGATTGACCCGAACATGGAGGCGACGGCGGCATGAGCGTTCAGATTAGGATTGATACAGATAATTTGGAAAAAGCAATGGCTGCTTATGCCAAAATGAAGAAAAAAAGCGATATTTCTGTTGTAAATAAAGGAATGCGTTTTTGGCTGCCATTCGCTGCAAACAAATTAAAACAAAAATCTACAACAGCCGCAAGAGTGCGAACTGAGTTGACCGGTCAAGCCAAGCGGATCAGTCGAGGAGAAAAGAAAAAGAAAACGCAGCTCACGAATACCGTAGCGGCTGCGATTATTGCGGCACGACTAAGGAAACAAGGCCGAAACCATTTTCCGCGCGCATCCAGTGG